CCTATGAGCCAGCTTACCCCAGTGCCCCTAGTGATTTGAGATATTACTGTACAGTACATGGAAATGCTATGGGTAACACAATTACAATGAATAATCCAAACACTTTAACTGAAAATCAAACTACAACTACAACACAGCAAGTTAATACTTTAGGAACACCAGATCCTACCGCAGAGTTTCCGCAAGAAATATATAAAATTGATCGAAAAGCAAATGAAAATAGAGAGATAGTTGAGTTTGAACTTGCTGCTGTTTTTGATCTTGCTGGTATAAGGGCACCAAAAAGACAATGTACAAGAAATGAGTTTCCTTCTATTGGTACAATAGTTGCATGACTTGGAGAGATTTTGCCCTTACACACGCAAAAGAACAAGATCCCAAAGAGTCTTGCGGACTTTTAGTAAATGTAAAAGGAAAAGAAAAATATTTTCCTTGCGGTAATTTATCTTTAACAGCACATCAATGTTTTATTCTTGATCCTGAAGATTATATAAAAGCAGATAATACAGGCCAGATTGTAGCAGTAATACATAGCCACCCTGTTACCCCACCAGTTGCCACAGATGCAGATAAGATAAGTTGTGAGCAAAGTAATTTACCATGGCATATAGTAAATCCAAAGACAGAGCAATGGGGTTACTATGAACCATCTGGTTTTAAACCAAAATTGTTGGGTAGGCCATGGGTATGGGGTATAACTGATTGTTGGTCATTGGTAAGAGATTGGTATAAAGAAGAAAAAAACATAGAATTAATCGATTGGCAACGACCTACTACACCAGAAGAATTTAATGAAAACCCGATGTTTGAAAAATGTGCTGCAGCTACTGGTTTTCAAGAATTACAGCCAAATGAAAAATTACAAGATGGTGATATTCTTTTTATGGCAATCTTGGCAAATAATTTAAACCATGTGGCAATTTTTTTAAATGGCGAGTTATTACATCATTTAGCAGATAGACTTAGTTGTATAGAACCATATACAGAATGGTACTTAAAATGCACTGGTAAGAGGTTGCGTTATGTTGCGTAAAATTAAACTATATGGCAATTTAGCTGAAAAAATTGGCCATAAGGAATTTACTGATATTTCAGTTACGAATGTAGCACAGGCTGTAAGTTTTTTAATTAATAATTTTCCTGAACTTGAACCTTTTATGTCAGATAAATATTTTAAGGTTTTGGTTAAAGATTACGAATTAAGTGAAGATGAAATACATTACCCCATCGGGCAATCTGATATTAGTTTTGTACCTGTAATTGCTGGTTCTGGTAGTGTAGGCAAGATTATTCTTGGTGGTGCATTAATAGCTATGAGTTTTGGTGTTGGTGGTTTGTTTGCTGCCCCAATGTCATTTGGTGCTGGTGGTTTTGCTGCCGCAGGTTTAGGTGCAAAAGCAGCCTTTGGTATAGGTGCTGGATTGCTTCTTGGCGGTGTAAGCAGTATGTTATTTCCTGTACCTAAAGTGCCAGAATTTTCTAGTGAACAAGACCCTAGGTTGTCATTTAATTTTAGTGGAACACAGCAAACAACAAGGGCTGGTACGCCAGTGCCGATAGTTTATGGCGAAATATTTACTGGATCTGTCGTTATAAGTGGTGCTATTGATACGGAGCAAGTAAGAGCATGAGTAAGAAAATTATTAGAGGTTCTGGTGGTAAACCATCACCACCACCACCAAGACAACCGACAAGAACGCCAGACACTTTACATAGTAGACAGTTTGCAACATTTCTTGATCTTATATCTGAAGGCGAAATTGAAGGTTTTGCATCAGCTTCTAAGGAGGGAAGAACAAAAGGTACCGCTGCTTATAATAATGCTGCGCTAAAGGATGTATTTTTAAATGATACGCCTGTCTTAAGGTCAACAGCAAATTCTGCAAGTCCAGCAAACACTGATTTTAATTTCCAAGATGTATCTTTTGAACCTCGTTTTGGGACATCTAACCAAACAAAAATTGCTGGTATAGAAAGTAGTTCGTCAGTTACAAGTGTTGGTGTAACAGTAGCGCAAGGAAGTCCTGTTACCAGACAAATAACAAATTCCAATGTAGATGCAGTTAATGTAACTATTACTGTTCCTCAATTACAAAAAGCTACAACTGAAGGAGATTTATTAGGTTCAACAATACAACTAAAAATATCTGTTCAATATAATTCTGGCGGTTTTACAGATGTAATTACAGATACAATAACTGGTAGAACAGCAGACGCATACCAAAGAGATTATCGTGTAAATCTTACTGGTTCATTTCCTGTTGATATAAGAGTAACAAGATTAACCGCAGACAGCACAGATGCAACTCTTGTAGATGCTTTTCAGTGGACTAGTTTTGGCGAAATAATAGATGATGCAAATACATATCCAAATAGTGCGTATGCATCAATTCGTCTAGACTCAATGCAGTTTAGTTCAATACCATCACGAAAATTTAGAATTAGAGGTGTAAAAGTAAGAATACCGGGTGCTGGTGCAAATAGCTCTGGTACACCAACTGTTGATAGTACAACTGGTCGTATTGTTTATCCCGATGGGTATATTTTTAATGGAGTTTTGGGTGCTGCTCAATGGTGTTCTTGTCCTTCAATGATTCTTTTAGATTTACTAACTAATAGCAGATATGGTTTTGGAGATCACATAACAGACAGTACTCTTGATTTATTTTCTTTTGTAAATGCAAGTAAATTTGCAAACACCTTAGTTTCTAATGGACTTGGTGGACAAGAGGCTCGATTTAGTTGCAATGTAAATATACAGGGAAGCGGAGAAGCTTTTTCATTAATAAATGAATTGGCTGGTGTTATGAGATGTATGCCGATTTGGAGTGCTGGTTCTATTACTATGACACAAGATAAACCAAGCACAGCAAGTTATCTATTTAATCTTTCTAATATTACAAGTGAGGGTTTCAACTATTCTGGAAGCAGTCTCAAACAAAGACATACTGTTGTTGCTGTTTCATATTTTAATATGGACAGTCAGGAAATAGATTATGAAGTTGTTGAAGATGCTAATGCAATATCTAAATTCGGCCAGATTGTAAAACAAGTGAAAGCATTTGCTTGTACCAGCAGAGGCCAAGCTGCAAGATTAGGTAAGGCGATTTTATTTGCAGAACAAAATGAATCTGAAGTAATTAATTTTACAACATCTATTGATAGTGGAACAGTTGTAAGACCCGGCGCAATAATTTCTGTGGCTGATCCTGTAAGAAGTGGTTTGCGAAGAGGTGGAAAAATTGCATCTGTTACTTCTACAACAGTTATTACTGTTGATGATTCTGCTGCAACTAGTTTACCAACAACAAATAACCCAACAATAAGTGTCATAATGCCAGATGGAACTGTTGAAACAAAAGATATTAGTTCAATATCAGGCGCAACTATTACTGTTTCAAGTGCATTTTCTCAAACACCAAATGTAAATTCTAACTGGTTAATTCAAGATGATACTGTAAATGCTCAATTATTTAGAGTTATTACTGTTGAAGAGCAAGATGGTATTAACTATGCAATTACTGCACTTTCTTATGTAAATGAAAAATATGCTTTTATTGAAGATGGTGCAACTTTACCAACAAGAACAGTATCTATTCTAAATGAATTAAAAGATCCTCCAAGTGCTTTACAGGCAGAAGAAAAACTTGTTGTTATAAACAACCAAGCTGTTAGTAAATTAATTATTAGTTGGCAGCCAGTTACTGGTGTAACTCAATACCAAGTTAATTATAGATTCAATAATGGTAATTTTGTTTCAACTACAGTATCAAGCCCTGACTTTGAAATTTTCAATACATCTATTGGAACATATGACATACAAGTGTTTAGTTATAATACAGCCTTAGAATTATCAGCAACCTCAACAGATTTAACATTTGAGGCTGTTGGAAAAACAGCAGTTCCCTCTGATGTAAGCGGTTTATCTGCAGAACCAATAAATGAAAAATTAGTAAGATTACGTTGGAATTTAGCAACAGATTTAGATGTTACCCATGGTGGTCGGGTATATGTAAGACATTCGCCTTTAACTAACGGTAGTGGTACTTTTTCCAATAGTACTGATTTAATTGAAGCATTAGCTGGTAATACGACAACAGCAGAAGTACCATATCTTGAAGGCGAATATATTTTAAAATTTAGAGATGATGGTGGCAGATTTAGCTCTGGTGAAGCAAGTGTAATTTTAGATTTACCAGACAACCTTGCACCTTTAGTTACACAGACAAGACGAGAAGATCAAGACAGCCCTAAGTTTCAAGGAACAAAAACCAATGTTGCCTTTGATGCAACAACCAATACTCTTAATTTAATTGGTGGTGGTAATTTCGATGATATTACAGATTTTGATACAGTAGGCTCATTAGATGATTTCGGTGGAATAGTACCACTTGGTACATATGATTTTGGTGGTACTGCTGGTGGCGATACTTTAGATTTAGGCGCTGTATTCAGTCTTGATTTAAAAAGGCATTTTTTAACACAGGCGTTTTATCCAAGTGATTTATTTGATTCAAGAGGACTAATTGATGATGTTACAGATTTTGATGGTGCCACTGCGACAGAAGTTAATGCTGAAATGCTTGTGCGTATTACACAGGATAATCCTTCATCTGGTTCGCCTACATACACAGACTTTCAAACATTTGCAAATGGAACTTATAAAGGTAGAGGTTTTCAGTTTAGAGCAAAACTAACAAGTAATGATGTGGCACAAGATATTAAAGTTTCTGAACTTGGATATACAGCGTCAATACAAAGAAGAACAGAACAGGGTAATTTAACTGCTAGTGGTGCTAGTGCCAAAAATATTACTTTCCAACATCCGTTTTTTGTTGGTACATCTTCTTTATTAGGTGCAAATTCAAATCTTCCTTCTGTCGGCATAAATGCACAAAATATGGTTAGTGGCGATTATTTTGAGGTAACCAATGTAAGCTCAACAGGTTTTACAGTTCATTTCAAAAATTCATCAAATGCAAGTATTGATAGAAATTTTACTTATCAAGCGGTAGGATTTGGTAAGGGAGTGTAGAATACACTAAAACAATCAATTATGGCAGAACACGATTTTATAATTGATAATGCTACAGGTGCAGCAGTTCGTGCTGACATAAATAATGTATTACAAGCAATAGCCTCAAATAATAGTAAATCTGGTGCATTAACAACAAACTATGCTTTTCAATGGCACGTTGATACATCTGATGGAAACCTTAAAATAAGAAATGCCGCAAATAATGGTTACGTTACTGTTGGTCTTGTTGCAAGTACTAATTTAGGTTTAATGCCACAGACAGGTGGTACTTTTACTGGAAAAATAATTCATAATTATACATCAAGCATAACGATTCCATCAGGTACAACCGCACAAAGGGATGGTAGCCCTGCTGTAGGTATGTTTAGGCATAATTCAACATTAAATCAATTTGAAGGCTATAACAATGGTGCATGGGGTGCCATTGGTGGTGGTGCTGGTGCTACTGGTGGTGGAACTGACGAAGTATTTTTTGAATCGGACACTAATGTAACAACAAACTATACAATAACATCTGGAAAAAATGCACATACAGTTAGCCCTGTTATAAATAGTGGTGTAACTGTAACTGTGCCATCTGGCAGTTTATTAGTTATTATTTAATTATGAGCTTAGAACTTTCTGGAACAACTGGTGTAAAAGGTGTAGCTGGTTCAGTTGCTGCACCAAGTGTTGTTGGAGATGACACAAACACAGGTATAAGTTT